TTTGAATTTGACCAAGCATATCAGCATAATCACTTTGCATGTTTTGATTAAGATCTTGCATAGAGCCATAACCTGCTGATCTAATTTGAGCCTCAACAATTCTTGATTCACGATCTTTTTGATTTTCGCTAGCCTCAAACTCCATCTTCATGCGAGCTTCTTCAGCTCTAGCTTGAAGCATTTGCTCTTGCATTTGTTGTTGTTGCTGCATTTCAGCTTGTTTTTGCTGTTGCGTGCGCTCATCAGACTTCTTAAGAATACTATCAACTTCAGCAATAGACTCAGATTTAATGATGTTACCTAAGTCAAAGATTGAAGCACCAGAAGTATTATTCTGAATAGCTAATTGTTTAAGTTGTTCTAGAACAGCTCTATGATTAGCCTTAGTAGTACAGAAGATATTAAGATCTCGCATAAGAAGATCTGTACCATTCATCTCAAAGTTCTTTGTTTCTTCTGTGTTTGTGATATATCTAAGGCGTAATGACGGGTTAGTTGAATGATAATACTGGGCCAAGTCCGTGCGCATTTGATGTACACGTGGCATTAGGTAATCACTATGTTGTACAAAGTACATTTCAGTTTGCGCATATGAACCAGCTACAGCTTGCTCAATACCAGTTGCGGTATTAGTTTGCCCAATTTGCTGACCCATACGTTGTGGTGTAATACCAATTACCTCAAATGCTTGTTGCTTAAAGTATGTAGCCAACTGAATACGAGACATTAAACGATTAGTTTGCTCAAGGTCAAGTTTCTGGTAGTGTTGAAAAGCTAATGGGTTTTCAGTATTAGTAATAGAAGTATCCAATGGTAACATCTGGAAGTTCTTCATTGCCACATAAGCCTTGGCCAAGTTGTTCTTTCCCCAATCTTCTCCTAATGAGTGACGAGGTAAAGAGTTTTGGTCTAACAAGATTACAGTACCAAGTTCATCTACAAGTATATCTGCAATTTGGTTATTAACAATGTTATATCCAATTTGAAATGGCTTCATTAAGTCTACAAGTGCTACAGATCTTGTATTACGATCTGAGAACACGGAGCCTTCTACAGGAAGTTTGCAACCATAAAGTGATTCATCACCTTTAAATTGAAACTTCATTGGTGCAATATTGTTTTGGTTTATTCCTAAATATATAGGATTAATACCCCCAGGAGATTTAGTTCCCCAGAATGATGGGTGATGCGGACCAATTTTAACTCCACCCCATACCTCATTAATCCAGATCCAATCTATGTGATCACCAAATATTAAATTATCCTTACTCTTATTCTTAATAAGACGCGTATTATAAACTGGCTTATCTACAACTTTATAATCCTCTGTTACAATATCTTGCAATACTGTACCATCATCATAAATTTTAGTTAAGTGTCCAATCTTACGCTGTGATTTCCAATATGCTGTAGTAACACGTAATAAGTTAACTTGTCCAAAGTCATAGAAGTCTTCATTCTCACGCATAATCCAGTTAACAATATCACCACCTACTAATGTGTTATCCCACATAGAAGTATATTGACGATATCCTAAAGATGGCATTTGTGTATTCCAATCATGTGACTTAGTACCGTCATAGTAGCTACCATCATTTTGATAACCTTGAATAGGGTAACCTGCTGAACGTACTGGATAAATAGCCTCAAGACTTTCTAATTGCTCTTGTGACATTAACCAGCCATAAGCATCAATAACGTCTGCAACAGTCATCATATCAAACTTACCTACCCAACTTGCATCTGACATGTAGCGTACCTCTGGAGACTTATGATAAAATGTAAGAATAGGATTCCATAGCTCAATGTTATAGTCATCCTCCATCATCTTAAAGTGCCAGAACTCGCGGTCTGTAATTAACATATCACGGAAACCGCGCTCCTCTAACTCATCCATTTTAAAGCGCTCACTATCAACTTGCATTTGATGCTCCGCCCACTCCTCAACCATTGACTTATAAGTCTTGCTATAAAAACTTTCAATTTGAGGTAAGCTTTTAATATTTTCAGGGGACATTGCTTGTTGGTACTCTTCACTCTCATCTGATAATCCCATTTCTTGCATGGTAATCATTAGTTGACTTTGAGCATCTGCAATAATAGCTTTTTCTAATTCAGCCTTTTTAGACTCAAGCATTTCATTATAAGAGTGATCATCTACTCCTCTAAATGTTACACGAGTATTTCTTTTAGCAAATTCTGCAACAAGAGTATTAATTACATTAGGAACAATAGGATAGAATTTAAGCTCTAGAGCTGATACATCTTCCTTAGTTAGCGTTTCAATAAGATCCGCATACTCATTATCTTCCTCAACAATATAATCACCTCTATCTATAATACCTTTTGCAAGTTTATAGTTCTTTAATAAACGACGTGCGTTTCTACGCACTATGCGTAAGCCTTGCCATTCTAACCAGTCCAAGTTCCAGTTAGCCCAGTCTTTATCTTTTTTATCTTTAGGTAAAAACTGAATAGGCTGGTTAAGAGTACCCATTTTGTTGTACTCAACCTTAGCCCCTGATTTTACCTGCATGGCATTGTATATTTCCATAGCTTATCTTAAATTTTTAAATGCGTTTCTTGGCATTTTCATGCCTTCAAAGGTATGACCCCCATTGCCAATATGACGAAAAGGGCTCTTATTTAATTTACTGAATTTATCGCGGTTATCCAAGTTTTTTGCAAGTCCGGTCTCCTCATAGCGTTTTTTATAACCCCTATTTGCTTGTTGTACTTTAGCAAAAGCAATCAATGCTGCAAATGCCACAAGCCTATCGACGTTAACACCATCGCGGTATGCCTGCATTTCCTTCATCAACATGATGTCCGGAATACGCTCAATACCGTAAATTGTTTTAATTACTTTACCGTCATCTGTAGTTTCTTGGTGCAATTCTTCTCGTATGAATTCAATTGCATAACTTATCATATGACTTTTAAATAAAGTACCTGTATTTCTCCAGCCGTATTCTTGGAACACATTGGCATTAGCGCCAATATCTTTTAAAAATAAAATTTGACTTCGTGGTACAAGATAGCGCTGTTTTTTTCTATGAATCATATGTTGAATAAATAAACTAATGTTATTTTCAACAATTGTCCATGCATTATACCACTCAACAATCATCTCAAGACGCTCGTGAGTTTTAACTATATCATCAAAACGGCCACACCACGCAGCTACTATTTTATCATTTTCAATAAAGGTCTCAACCTTTTCACCATCGTTGCGAGTTACTTCAACTGGAGCTTTATATACATAGATGGAACACAGTGATTCTGAGGTAGTTGTCTTACCTTCACCCACGGGGTCAATGCTTGCATAGTACATTCCAAACTCAGGGTCTTTAACAGGACGCTCATATACTACAAGTACACCTGTTTTATCATCAGTATTTTTAGTAATAGGAAATTCTGTAATAGGTAACTTGTTTGTTTCACTAACTGCAACTTCACCTTTTTCATTTCTGTGAATATCTAAAAACTCATAAGGATAAAGTTTATCCTCTATTCTTCTTACTTGTGCAGTTACTAAGTGAGATGGGAATACTGATACAGTTCTAAAGTCAAATGCTTCTTTGATATTTCTAGGGTGCTGAGAAATACGAAGTTGGTATTCCTGTGGGTCCAATTCTTTTTTCCAGGTAGCAAATTGCTCATCTAATGCCGCTAATGCTTCTTCTACTTTAGAGTTACCAAATGCATCGATGTATGGTGGCATTGACCATTGTTCAGGAATAAATAATCCTGTCTTATTTATAACCCCAGTTTCATCTATTAAGTTAGATTCAACTGAATATATATCATTCGCGTCCGGGCGCGTAATCATCTTTTTTAATGGCTCACATTGAGACAAGTCACCCACAGATCCTGCAGCAATAAACATTCCTGTAGTCATAAAACCAGACTTCATAGCAGGACGGATGTACTCAAATGTTGTATCCATCTTAGGAGCAATACCAGCTTCCTCATGGAAGAAGTATTTACATGGACCCCCTACCCCGTTAGTAGGATCCTTCTCAAAAGACATACCTTGTAGTACACCTTTAAGACCTACTTCTGATTTACGTTTATTCACAGGATCTACCATCTCAATCTTCTGCTGCCACATCATAACCTTATTAGGGTTCATAGGGCGGTACCAAGCAGTATGTTTATTTAAGAAAGCCTCGTATTCATTTAAGAATTTCCAAGTACCTTTCTCATTGATATAGTCTTTAAGACTAGCGCCCATCTTAAGCGTAATACCTTCCTCAAACCATATCTGGTTAATCATCTTACCAGCATGAAAATATGAGGATGCAATTTGACGTTTCTTTAAAATAGCAGCGTGTCTATAATTTAACTCTGCTAAACATTCATATAATGCCATATGATATTGTGCATCACGAATATCGGCAAAACCAAACTTTTGAATCTCCTTGTTGAATATCGGTAGGAAGTTTAGCCACATATAATAGTCACGGGGTATGTACCACGCGTTCCCATTATTTTTATATATCACACCGGTTTTACATTTATTCTTTTGGTCATTCCAGTATTGAATAAAATCTTTAGTTCCTTGAGGAGCTTTACAGTAAAAGTTAAACTCATTAAAATGTCTAGCTTGTTCATTAAACATTTTGCTAGTTTCATCAAACTGATATTGACCAGGCTCTTTAAAAATGCTAAGTGCAAAATCTTTAAAATCATCACGGGTAGCAAATGTGGTAATACCCCACTCGCCATTCTCCCACGTTGGAATTTCTATGTTAGTGCTTTGGAGCATGTTTCTTTTTTAGTGTGTGTAAAAGGTCTTTAAGTTCTTTAAACCCTCTTGGTTTAAGTTCACCATTTAGATAACCTTCTAGATCTTCTCTACGCACAGCGTACCATTTCTCATTATAGATATTATAGTGCAACATGTAGTCGTATAGATAATCACATTTGGTCATATGCAAGCCCCGCCCCGCCTCGAGCACGGCCCGCCTGCTCTTCCTGGAGGTCTTTGTACGCGCCTTTGTAGGCTTCTCGGATTTGTTGATACTTTGATGCTGCGTTAACGAGCGCTGTGAGGTTGCCATCTCTTCCATCGGTTATACTTGTTGTTTCCATATACCTACCAAGTCTATCAAGCATTTGCTTAATACCATTGTAAGCTCTGGAGGTTGGTGTTTCATATAATTTTTTGCAGAACTCTAATGCTCCAGGAATGCCATCATCCTCAGGACTAAAATCTGCATCTATTTCTGCTAATATAATCTCTTCTTTGTCATCATCAGCAATATGGAAAAAAGGATTAATATCTGGGTTCGGACAACTCATGTAGAAGATATACTGATATATTTTTAAATGCATATCAGGATAATCATCCATAATTTTCTTAAGTGTTGGTAATGTGTAGCAGCTTTCGCTTGGCAACATTACACCATTTTGTATATCAAATAGTTTGACTATCATCTTCAATCTTTTTTATTTCATAATAATAACTATTAGAATCTTCAGATACCCACTTATCAGATTGGGCCTCAACGGACTCTATATGCGTATCTACTTTAAATGTAGAAGGTTCTACAGGAAATGGCTTTGTAACCCAATTAGAATCTCTCCAGTATATTCTATTATTAGGTTGACAAAGTAAATAACCATCATCTGCAATTAAAATATGCCCACATTTATAATCAGATGGCTCATCAGAGTAAGGATTTTTATACCAATCTACTGTCATTAAATATGTAGCCCATATCATACTACCATCTTTTAAAACTACTTGACAGCGTTTTTCATATAGATAATCATATGTAATAACAGATATATTTTCTGAAAAGCAATCCCATAGTTGTTTAAAGTGAAATGGAATATCAGCTTTAGGTATTTCCATGTATATTTCTGAAATAGGCACCCTTGATCTAAGCATACCATAATCAGTCATTACGTGAAACGTTAGTATTTTACCAGCTAAGGATTGTACAGCAAATGCATAAGCTTTATGATAAGTATTGCTATCGGCGTCATCTTTTGTAAAATGTGATGCTTTTACATAACACTTAAAAAGTTCTATATTTTCATTAAGCTTTGACATTTTCTTTCAATCTATTAATAATGTTTATAACTTCAGTTTTAAGATATGGTACATCATATTGTACAATTTCTTGTACAACTGGCTCACCAAAATCATCATATTTCACAATTCTGTTGTCATACGCGTCTTTACCAGCTTCCTCAAATAGTATATGCTCAATAATCATTTTACCCGGTTTCAATCTGGGATTGTGTTTAAGAATCATATACATATAAAAACTTAACTGCAACGAATAATGGTTAAGGTTACAATCATCCAAATGATTGACTGGATCAAGCATTTTATCACTAACTCCTTCCCAATTAATGTAAGACTTTGTTTTGATTTCTTTATTAGTTTTGTAATCATATATGTTGACCTTTCCATTAATTACTTCTATTCTATCCGCTTGACCACATAGCCCCGCACTCTTAAGATACGTCATATGCTCAGGATATATACCTTCTACAAGTTTTTGATCCGGTGCATTCTTAATTCCATCAATTTCAACAGGTTTAAAAATAGGTACTATACAACCATCTTTTTCTATGGTGCTACATGATGTATAAGCAAGCTCTCTTTGGTTATGATACCATGTACCAAGATTAACAGCTTTTTGTGATTCATTCCTCCAAGCTTCTTTAACATCAGTTTCTGTCATACCATACCATTTGCTCCAATTGTTCTTAACAGATTTAGCTGCTATTGCATCAGCATCAAATGGTTTCTTATGCTTAGATATAATACCAGTTACACTAGTCCATGTGATATTCTCACTAGGATCTATACTTGTATAAGTATGTGTATCAGCTTTAAATAGTATTGCCATGATTTTCTAGTTTAGCATTCATATCATCTTCTTCTTCTTCTGTCATTACAGCAAACCATCTTCCTTGAGGGCATGCGGAAGACATGCTGTAAGTTTTATACTTAAGTGAACATCCGCAATCACCGCAACAAGGTTGAGTACCCGGCACCTCACACTTATCACCTTTTAAATCAATAAGAGGACATGTGCTACATATATCATTTCTGTAGCTTGCTATCTTCTCAATCTTCTTGCGAGTAAAGTAGTAGTTAAACATCCCCTCAAGGATGAGCCACTTATTCTTCCAGATTTTCTTGATCTTGCTTACCATAACGTTTTTCTATAACGGTTTGTTTTATTTGCTTATAGCTTTGTAGCTCTTGTTGTATTTCTAGGAGGCGTTTAAGTCTTCCCTCAATTACACTGTAAGCTTGGTACTTTGTAAAGGTTTTAGGAACTGGCATCTTTTGATACTCTTGATAAGCTTCTATACATTTTTCTAATGTTTTAGGCATTACTTCAAATGTTCCTAGATTGATAACATCTAATCTTGGTGATGTAAGATTTGCCATTTGCTTTCGCAAATCGCTCCAGTAGAAATCCAATACATCTTTTACTAGATTCTCATCTAGATTAAGATCAGTTGATACTTCGCTGTAAAGGGTCTTCGCTTTCTTGGGATTCAACTCTTACAATTTTATAATCTAACAAGATATTACCATTAGTCTGTATCATTATTTCTGGATTCAGCTTAATGCGCTTCTTTGCTTTACCATTCTTAAATACATTAACTAGACCACGACGCTGTCCTTTTGATATTGCATTTCTTACGGATTGGCTATTGCCGAAGATATTGTTATCGGCAACAGCATTACAAAAATCCGCAAGCTCCTTTTCACCTGAAATTGCCAAATATGTAAGGCAATTAAGGTCACGGTCTGATACTGAAATGTTTTTCAAATGGCAATGCACATTAAGCTGAAAGCGTACTACGTCCCATAGGTTCATACGTACTTTTTTCTGAACTTGATTTACTACTGCCATGATTTCTTATTGTTCTTTTCTTAAAACACGCTTCTTAATCTCAGCTGTTTCTTCAGCAGTCTCAGGACCATCTTCATCTGGAGCAGGTGCAACGATTTGAGCTTGACGCATTTGAGCCATTAAACGTCTTGCGCGCAATTCTTCAATCTCAGTAGCAAGTGTTTCATAATCTTTTTGCAATTGAAGAACTTCAATTTGCTCTTTGTAAAAAGCCATTAACTCAGCTTTCTTCTCCTCAATTTGTTCAGGAGTAAACGTTTCTTGTTGGTTTGACATAACTTTTAAATATTTAAGTTTACACAAATATAGATAAAAAGTTTAAACTTACAACATTTAAACAAAAAAAGACCCACTAGCAGATCTCACGGTATGCCGGTGGGTACTTAACCTAAATCATATTAACCACAAGAACTAAGCGCGTTTACCGTCTTCTTCTCTCTTAGCCTTTATATATCCCGTTAACTCTGCAATGTTAGTACTCAACTGAGTCATATGCGTAGTAAGGTTATCCATCTTTAGATCAAGCTTCTCGTGAGCAGCTTTCTGATCTTCTTTAAGTATTTCCATTCTATTATAGATGCTTGTTTCTTTAGCCATGAGATCTGTTTCTAGGGAGTCCATATCACTTGCGAGTTTATCTACTTTCCCTTTCAACTTCCCTAGTTCCTGCTTAAGAGCATAATATGCTGATAAACCTGCACCTATTGTCATCACTATCCAGATAACATCTTTAGTAGTAAATACCCACGCTTCTGCTGATCCCATTATAATTTCTTTAGAGGGTTGATAATTGCTGGTCCCATAGAAAGTGTTGTTCCTACATTATTTAAAGTTACAGCAAAAATAATATATATCGGTTGTGTAATATCAAAAATAGTCGAGTTCGTATATCCCCCAGGTAATGTTGCTGTTGAAGTATTTTGCACATTAGTATTACTTGTAATACGAGTCATAGTATTACCCACACCCGCTGATGTAGGATTAATACCAAATGCATAAGCTGCGGTACCAGTTGAAGCTGCGGCACTTAGTCCACCACCTAATTGAATAGGACTACCTGATAAATTAGTAGTATTGTTCATATAAACCAGCATGCTTGTAGCACCTGTTCCCGCATAGTTTATAGCTGCTTCTACACTTCCAAAATCTTTATTTCCTACATTCCAATAATTACCAATCGTTAACGTATTAGCAGGTATAGTTAAAGTCTTTACAATAGTTTGAGTTAATGTTCCTGTTAAAGTTGTAAACGTTGTATCAGATACGGCAGCTATAGGTAACTGATTAATAGATGGTATTTGTATTTGTGTACTCATATTAATATGTTTTATCTACTTACTTCTTCCCAATCCATTGATGCAAATACGCTTTCATTATTTGTACCTGCCGTTAAAGCTATTGTGAACTCATAAGGAGTTCCTGTTAATCCGTCTCTTTCTAATTGATTACTAAACAATGCTGCCTTTAATATATCAATAGATACGCTTGTGCTTGCTGTAGCCGTAAAATATCCTGATGCTATTATTCTTCCTCCCGCAAAAGCAGTCCCTGTTAAGTTATATTCTACAGAAGTATTCGCTCCTGCACTAATCCAAGTTCCACCTGTAGTTGCTCCTGATGATATTAATTGCCAATTAAAATTAGCAGCTGTATTCCCTATTATAGAAACAGCTGTAGCTATAGCTATTCCATCTAATCTAGTTGATTTTAATCTTAATGAAACTATAGGATACAATGTGCCTGCCGTAGTTAAGGTCTTAGGTGTTGTTATTGGCGTACCTACAGCCTGTTGTAAGCCACGAAGTTCATATCCTCCTTCAGATATTACAGTAGAACATATTTGTTTTAATCTACTTGATGAAGCTGTAGCAGCTGTATTTGTTATTTCATATCTAAGAGGCAAAGAAGCTGTAGTAATATATGTAGATGTGATTAAGTTAGCATGGTTGAATCTATGACAAACATAATAATTTCCATCTATAATAAACCCTATTCTAACTGTCCCTACACCTAACCACTCTAAATCCATAAATAAGATCTGAGCTTTTGTTAAGTCAAGTGTAATACCACTAGGGCCTGATCCATCCATAGGGTCTACATTCCAATTTGCTTGAGCAACCGGATTATTTACTAATGATCCTGAAACAGAACTTCTTTCAACAAAACTTACTGCGCTACTATTTTGTTCTAGATAATATCCATTAGATGCCCCATAATAACCCACTCTTTGTCTAAGCCCTGTCTTAGCAGCATTCATTACAAATGTATTAAGAACAAGAAGACTCTTACCAGGTTGATAAGAAAACACCTTTGTGGTTTCTCTAATAACTTCAGAACCTGATGCTGCTGTTACACCTAAGTTTATTAAACCTTCATTAGCATCAAATGTAGCAGACCCACTTACAGCAGTAGCTGTTGACCACAAATTATTATCTGCAAATCTATGACTAGAGTCAAATAATGTAAATGGTTCACTTATTCTTAGTCTACCGAACGCATCTGCTAACATTGGATCATTAGCAACTATTGATTGATTAGATACGCTAGAAGTAGATATTATAGTACTCATAATTATGTAAGTGAGATAATTAATAACTCTCCACCTGCGCCTGTAGCATTGTAAGCTACAGAACCCAGTGTATTATTAATAGCTCCTGCGTCAAAGTTCATTGTTTCACCAGGCTTTAATGTAATACCACCAACTGTTGCATTAATGGTTCCTACATTAGCAAATGACATTGAGTATCTACCTGCTGGTATAGTACCAGATAGTCCTGCGGGTCTAAGGAAAGTAGGGGTTCTTTGAACACCTGTTCCGCCATCTACAGTAATAGAGTTACCACCATCTTGTATATTTACTGCAGCTGCTCCTGCAGCGTTTACTACAGTAACATCTATACCTGCTTGAAGCTCTGCAATAAGATCTGCTAATAACTGTTCTAAGTCATCAGTGTCTATATTAATTGCTTTAAGTTGATCACAAGCACATTGAAGTCCTTGCAATACTTTTAACTCGTAGTTAAAGTTAGAGCCTTTATCTCCACTTTTTGGGTTACCGTTTCCTAGTGACATAGTTTTATAATTTTTTAAGCTTCTCTTGAAGCATCTTGAGGATTTGCATAAAGATTTAACTTTGCCCGTGTATCAGGCTCTACCTTATCCTGATAACATGTTGGTCTATCTCCAGGTTTAGGAGTACGGCATCCTGCAGATTTCATACCAGGTACACTGTTATAATATTCTTCTAATGATCCTTTTCTTAATGACATATGTTTAAGTTTTATTAGTTAAAGTAAGATAGTGTTTGGTCAGACATGAACTCAATATCTATGTATGCTATGCCTACCCAAGATGCTCCAGCAGTTGCTACAATGGATACAAAGTAGTCATCAAGACCTGCTATTGTATTATCCAGTACAATCGTTGCAAATGTAAGTGGTATAGCTGCTCCCGTACTTGCGTTTTTTACTAAAGCATTTACTGTAAACTTACCAGATACTCCATTATATGTAGTTACCCCCTTTGCGCCAATTACACTAGCGTCATTAATTAATCTAAGTTTCTGGTCTCCTGATATTACACCAATTAGGTATGAATAAGAAGATTGACCTGGTACATTAAAGTTTACAATACCACCTAATTTATAAGTATTAAGTAGGTCACCATTATCAGTTGTAATAGTATCAGGTAACTGTATAAAATCACTTTCTGCTTCTGGATCTAATATACCCGTTACATAGTTCATTTGAGTACCTGGAGCAGGTACTATAGATGCAGCAAAATCTTCTACGGTCATACCATAAGACTGGTACTTGTCTCCGCGTTTAGCGTAAGATACATTGTTACCAAGAATTACAAGATCTTGTGTAGGATCTTGTACTGTAGTTTTTACTAGTTTGTTTTTGAGTAGGTATACCCAGTTTAATATATCCATGTTAGTTATTTATTGTGTAAAGTTCATAATAAACGTACAAATCACCATCCCAGTTATTAACCCCAGCTATTGTAGGATTAGCGTTATAAAGATTAAACTCTAATCCGTTTGAAACTCCTGTAGCAATTAAATGAGGGATAACATTATCAGTTATAGTGTTTTTGTAATACACTGAGTATTGTACATATACGTTATCTCTGTTAGTTATAGTAAGGTCTAGATCTGGATTATCAATCAAGAAAGAAACTGAACTAGCATAAGCTGCACCAGGAGTTAAAGGAGCAGATGTTCCCATATTGACAATATCAATAATACCACGAATAGTGTTTACTGTTACAACACTAGTAGCTGCAATATCTAACTCATAGTGAGCAGTATTAGCAATTAGCCCTGCTTCAATAAAATCCTTTGCAGGCATAGCATAAGATTGATACTTATCACCCCGTTTTTGGAATGATACATCAGCACCAAGCACTAGTAAGTCTTGTGGACTATCTAGTGTGGTTCTGATTAAGTTTTGTTTCTTTATGCCTAGCCA